AGGCGACCGTGGCTGACCTCGTGGTGCTCGGCGTGGACCCGGGTCTCGCCTCGGCGGGCTGGGGCGTGGTCCGCCGCGAGGGAGGGCGTGCCGTCCACGTCGCCCACGGCGCCCTGCACACGCCCTCGACGGAGCCCGCGCTCGCCCGCGCCCAGACGCTCGCTCGCGAGCTCGGGGCGCTGCTCACCACCCATCGGCCCCACCTCGTCGCGCTCGAGCGGTGGGTCCACTACGGGCAGTCGGACACCACCCAGGCTCACACCCTCGGGCTCGCCATCGGCGCCCTCGTCGCAGCCTGCGGGGCGCACGGCGTGCCCNNGGGACTGGAGGGTAGCCCTCGGGCTCCCCCGCGACGCGAGCAAGGCGGCCGGGCAGAGCCGCGTCGGGGCGATCCTCGGGCTCCCCTCGGTGCCTCGCCCCCAGCACGCCGCGGACGCCCTCGCCGTCGCCGTCGTGGCCGCCGCGCGCCATCGCGGGGACCCTCGGTCTCCCTGGGGGAGCGCGCGGGTAGCCTGCTGGGGCGGCCAGGGGGAGGTGACCGCCTTGGTGCGCCTCGCAGACCTGGAGGTGCTCACCACGGCGCTCGGGACCCTGCGCGAGGGCCGGTGCGCCGGGGTGGACGTGACGGTCGCTGGCGTGCGGCTCCTGCTGCGCGCGGGAGGTGTGTGATGGAGACATGGCCGCGCTACGTCTCCGACGTGCTCGCCCTCGCCGGAGCGTACCTCTCCCGCGTCCAGCCCGGAAGGGTCGCTTGTGGTCGTGTTGCGGTCTTTATAGATAGGCTGTAGTTTTCCGTTGACGAGGAACTAGGTTCCACATGCCCCGTCCACCCAAGCCCGCCGCGGAGCGGAAGCGTGCCAGAGCCGGGAAGCCGATCGCCCCGCCAGTGCTCCAGTCCTCGCGGTGGTCGCGCGCTGAGGAACTGCTCGCGGACCTGCTGCCCACCGGGGACGTGTGCGAGACGATCATGTTCGAGTTTGGTGTTTCTCGCTCGACAGCCATGGGCGACATCCGCGCCGCCCGCGACCGGTGGGCGGCTGAAAGCGCGAAGGAGCGTCCCGCGAAGCGCGCCGAGATGCACGCGAGGGTGCGGCGCATCGAGCGCCTCGCGCTCGGGAAGGGCGATCTACCGACAGCGCTCAAGGCCCTCTCGCTCGCGTCGGACCTCGACGGGCTGAGGCAAAAGGGCGACGAGCCCGCCACGGGCGCGCTCACCCCCGAGCAGGAGGAGGCGCTGCGTGAGGCTCTCGGGAAGCGTCCCGCGTGAGCCTCGCCGCGCAGTGGAAGGCCACCCTCGCCGCGCGCTCCCTCACGCTGCGTGAGTTCGTGCGGCGGCGCCTCGGTCACGCCTGGCGCCCCGCGCCTCACCTAGAGCCGCTCTACGACCTCTTGGAGCGCAGCGAGCGCGAGGAGGTGCGGGCGGTCGTCTCGATGCCGCCGGGGCACGCCAAGACCGAGACGGTGCTCCTCGCCCTCGCGTGGCGGATGGCGCGCTGCCCCGCGGACCTGCACGCGTACGTGAGCTACTCCTCGGCCGCGACGCGAGCGAAGAGCCTGCGCTGCCAGGAGTACGCCGAGGCGCTCGGGGTGGTGCCGCACCCAGCGCTCTACAGCGCGGGCGAATGGAGGAACGTGTGCGGCGGCGGACTCCTCGCGGCGGGCGTGGGCGGCAGGCTGACGGGCGACCGCGTCACCGGACTCCTGGTGATCGATGACCCGTACCGCTCCTGGCAGGACGCCTGGAGCCCCGCGGTGCGCGGCCGTGTCGCGCGGTACTACGACGGCGTCGCGTACACGCGCCTCGTGCCCGAGCGCGGCAGCGTGCTGGTGATCCACACGCGCTGGACTGACACCGACCTCGCCGGGCAGCTCGAGCGCGTGGTCACGCCCGACGGTCGACCGATGTACGAGGTCATCCGGCTGCGGGCGCTGGACGACGCCGGGCGTCCCCTCTGGCCCGAGGGCGGCTACACCCGCGACCGGTACGACCAGGTCCGCGCGCAGCTCGACGCCGAGAACCCGTTCCTCTGGTCGGCGCTCTACCAGCAGCGCCCGACGCCCCCCGAGGGCTCGCTCTTCCACGCCCCGGCGCGCTACCACGCCCACGACCTCCCGCTGATCCTCGCCGCGCTCCGAGCGCCCACGCGCAAGGTCATCGGCGTCGACCTCGCAGCCTCGGTGCGGCAGAGCGCGGACCACACGGCGGCGGTGCCCCTGCTCGTCGCGGGCGCGGGCCCCGAAGCGCGCGGCTGGGAGCTCGACCTCCAGCGATGGAAGGTCGAGGCCCCCGAGGCGCTGGCGCGCCTGCGTGCCCTCCAGACGGCGCACGGGTGCCCCCTCGCCTGGGAGTGGAACGGCGTCGGTCGGCCGATGGGCCAGACCTACCGCCGCGACTACCCCGGCGCGTCGCTGGTGGAGGTCCACCGCGCCCACGACAAGCGCGTGGCGGCGATCCCCACCGCGACCGCGTGGAACGCGGGCAGGATCGCCGTCCCGTTCGCCCCGTGGGCAGACGGGCACCTCGACCGAGCGCGGGCCTTCACGGGCGCGGATGGGGGCGACGACGACGACCTCGACGCGCTGGTCAACGGCTGGTCGGCAGGCTCGCGCGGCAGCACCTCCAGCGGCAGGGTGGACCTCTAGCTCTACCGTAGTAATCTCGGTACAGCTATATTGAAAACTTCCAGTGGTGCTGTACACTCCGGGCCGTGGACCTGGAGAGCCTGCGCGCCCGGCTGGAGCACACGCATGAGGACTTCCACGGCCCCCTGGGGTGCCGCTGGTGGCGTCTGCTCTCGGACGCCTACGCGGGCACCGGGGGCTTCCGGCAAGCCATCCACGTCACCGAGGCGCAGCAGGACAGCTACGGCGCGGCGGACTACGACCAGGACCAGGAGCGCCTGGCCGGGCCGTCGTACCTGATCCGCTACCCGCGCGAGCGTGCCGCTGCCTTCTCGCGTCGCGCGAAGGTCACGACCTACCGGAACTTCGTTGCGCCTACGGTGGACGAGTACCACGGTCACCTGTGGCGACGTCCCCCGCAGCGCGCGTCGACGGTTGCAGCGGTCACCGCGTGGTGGCAGGACGTCGACGGGCGCGGCACAGGGATCGACGCGTGGATGCGCGAGGGCTCGCACGGGGCCGCGCTCTACGGCTGGCGCGCTGCGTACCTCGACCGCCCCGAGGGTGAGTACGCGCGCGGTCAGGTGGCCACCGTGGCACGGTGGCTCGACCCCGAGGAGCTCATCGACTGGGAGACCGACGGCGACGGCGCGCTCGTCTGGGCGCGGCTGCGCTCCGAGACGGAGACGCGCGACCCGTGGACGGGCGAGGAGAGCGAGCGGTACGTCTACACGACGTGGACGCGCGACGAGTGGGAGCGCGTGGAGCTCGAGGAGCAGGGCGACCGGTACGTGCTGGTCGACGCCGTGCGCCAGCCGCACAGCCTCGGGCGCGTCCCCCTCGCGATCCTGCGCTACGCCGACGCGGACTGCGACCTCTACGGCCAGTCGATGGTCGATGGCATCGTCGCGGCGAGCGTCGAGTACTTCAACGTCTCCAGCGAGCTGCGCGAGTGGGAGCGTGGGCAGTGCTTCGGCGTGCTCTGCGTGCAGTCGGACAACCCCGACGTGCTCCAGAGCCTTCGCGTCGGCGTCCACGGCGGCATCCGTGTGGAGCCCGGGATGGGCTTCCCCGCGTACGTCACGCCACCCACGGAGGTCGGCGCGCACCTGCGCACGCGGCTCGCGGAGGTGAAGGCCGACATCTACGAGATGGCGAGCCTGGAGCGCCCCGGCGCGGAGATCGAGATCTCGGGTATCTCGCGCGCGTACAAGCTCGAGCAGATGGGCGCGCGGCTCCAGACCTTCGCGCGGCGCTGTGAGGCGTTCGAGCGCGAGCTGGTGGACCTCCTCGCGCGCTGGGACGGTGAGGACCCCGAGACGTGGCGAGACGCGACGCGCGTGGAGTACGCCGCGCGCTTCGACGTGGTCGACCTCTCGACCTCGCTTCAGCCCTACTACGACGCCATCGGGACCGCGGACGCGCTGGTCCCCGAGACCACGCGCGCGGCGAGGCTGACCATCGGCGCCGCGCTCAACCCGCAGGCCACCCCCTCGGAGCGCGCCGCGCTCGCGGAGCAGGTGGAGACTCGCTACCAGGAAGACCTCACGGCGTTCGCCCTGCGTGGGCAGCAGACGCCGGTCACGCTCGCGCCACAGGGCACCGTCCCCGGTGGCGTACCCGCTGTCACGACGGAGAGCGCCACCGCGGGCGCAGGAGCACCATGAGCGCGGACCAGACCACCGACCCGGCGACGACCGGGACCACGGGCGACGGCGCGCCCGCACAGACCGCCGAGAAGAGCCTCCCGCAGTCCGAGGTCAACCGCCTCATGGCGCGTACCGAGGGCAAGTACAAGGAGCAGATGACGACGCTCGCCCGCGAGCGCGAGGAGCTCGCACAGCGCCTCGCGGCCCTAGAAGCAGAGCGTCAGGCCGACGCGGAATCGCGGATGAACGCGACCCAGCGCGCCGAGCTCGCCGCCAAGCGCGACCGCGAGGCATGGGAGAAGAAGGTCAACGACCTCTCGACTCAGGCCAGCCGCGAGCGCGCCGCGCGCCACCAGCTCCTCGTCCGACACGCCGCAGCCTCCAAGGTCGCCAGCGTCGCGGGTAAGCTCTTCAACGCCTCGCTCGCGCCGCACCTGGAGTCCATCGTCAGCTCCGCTCTCGTGGTGGTGGACGACGGCCAGGGCGGCGAGGCCGTCCACATTCGCACCGGCTCGCAGCCGGGTGAGACCGAGCCCCTCACGCCCGAGGCGTGGCAGGCGTTCGAGTCCGCCCAGCTCACGGGCTTCTACGGTGCGGCGGGCGGCGCTGGTGCGCGCCATGGTGGCGCGCCTGGCAATGGGAAGATGTCCGCGGAGCAGCTCCGCGCGCTCTCCCCCACGGATCGCATCGCCGCGGGTCTCGCCGGAAAGCGTTGACCCGCTAGAGGTCTGTCATGGCAACCCTCTCCCTCGTCGAGCTCCTGAAGTCCGAAGCTGACCCGGTCATGTCCGGGCTCATCGAGAACATCGCGACGGTCGACCAGCTCACGGCGTTCATGCCGTTCAACACCATCGGGTCGACCGACCACGTCAACTGGCTGCGCGAGAAGGCGCTCCCGACCACGTCGACGCCCACCAGCGGCGCGTCGATCACGCCTGACACGGCGCTGGAGTTCGACCGCGTCACGAGCTACGTCAGGCGCTTCATCATCGACCAGGACATCGACGTGCTGGACTCCGGCGCGGTCGGTGGGATGGGCATGGCGCGGGCCAAGGCCATCGCCGCCGCGGGCAAGAGCCTCGGCCGGAAGTACAGCGCCGACGTGCTCACGGGCAACGCGAACTGGACCGTGACGGTCAACGAGTACGGCAGCTCCGGCATCACGGGCGCGACCATCGTGGTCGGCCCCGGTCAGGACCCGCGCGAGGGCCCCGGCGTCATCCGCTACACCCACGTGGGCACCACGCTCGCCTACAAGGCCCCCGGCGACACGGAGTACGGCGCCGAGGTGACCATCGGCGCGGGCGTGAAGGTCTACTCCGACAACCCCAACAAGTGGATCCAGTTCACGGTCACCGCGGGTGCGGCCGCCGCGAACGGCTACATCGTGTTCTCGTTCGCCGCGACCGCGTCCAGCACGCCCATCGACGGGCTCTCGCGCATCCTTGCCGCGTCGCAGACGGTCACGCCCTCGGGCGCCGATGGCGACGACGTCTCCCTCGCGCTCCTCGACCAGCTCGCGGACCTCGTGACGGACAAGAGCGGGCAGAAGTTCTACCTCATGCACTCGCGCACGCGGCGCAAGGTCATGGCCCTGATGCGCGCCGCGGGCGGCGTGACCATGAGCGAGCTCCGCGCGCCGGTCTTCGGCTCGGGCCAGGGCGAGCTCCTGCCGGAGTACAACGGCATCCCCATCCTCCGTTCGGACTTCCTCTCCATCGCGGAGACCGTGGGCGGCACCCCGACGGCGTCGCGGATCTACTGCATGACCCTCGGCCCGGACGCGGGCGTCTCGGGGATCTTCTCGACGGCGAGCGTCGAGGCCGCGGACGCGGGCGAGATCCTCTCCACGGGTCCCACGGGCCTGACGGTCCTCAACGTCGGCACCGTCCAGAACAGCGACGCCAAGCGCGTCCGCGTGAAGGCCTACTGGGGCCTCGCGAGCAAGAGCGAACTCGGGCTCGCCTGCGCCACCGGCATCAAGTGAGGGACTGACCGTGCCGCTCTCTGAGGCCGCTCTCGACACCCCGCGCGATCAGGTCGCCACGCGCTACCTGGAGCTGACGGACTACCTCGGCCCTGTCTCGTTCGTGCGAGGCGTGGCCCAGGGTCCGATGGCGCGGCGTGAAGCGGAGCGGCTGCAAGGCGTGCTCGGCCCCGACTTCATCATCACGGGGCCGTGGCCTCCCGCGGCCCCTACGCCTCCCATCGAGTCCTCCTCGCCCCCGGCTCCCGCGCGTGCGTCGGAGCCGGAGGGCTCACCCCTGCGCGCCCCCACCCGGCGCACGAGGCGACCGTGACCGCGACGTGGTGTACCGACGCGCAAATGGACCAGCGCTGCACCCTCGCGCGCACGGCCCTGTCCGCGTACAGCGACGCCCTCGTGGCTGCGGGCCAGAGCGCCGTCACGGGCTACGACCTCCAGCGCGTCGAGGCGCATCGTCAGATCCTCCTCGCCCTGCGCCCGCGCGGCATCCTCGAGGGCGACGTCACCCGCACGGGCGACCTCCAGCACGTCGAGCTCGCGCTTGCGCTGGCGCTGCTCTTCGAGGCCGTCCAGCAGTGGACCGAGCTCGGGCAGCGCGAGCTCTACGCCGACCAGGCGCGCTACTGGCGTGCGGCCTACGAGCGTGACCTCGCTGCCGCCGCGCCGGTCGACGGCGTGCGCCCCACGGGGGCGTCCTTCGAGTGGGGAAGGGGCTGACCCATGGGCCTGTGGACGGAGCCGCTCGCGCGCCTCGCAGCCATCGTGGAGGGCACGTACCCGTCGCCCTCTGTGACGGGCCGCACCGTGACCGCAGGCCGCTACCACGCCACGCGCCTTCATGGAGACCTTGAGGACCCGGCCTTCCCTGTCGCGCGCTTCCACCGCGGCTACCGCCTCGTGCTGGAGCGCACCGGCTACGCTGACCCCGAGACCGCGCAAAACCCCCGCGCGGGTCAGGTCCGCAAGCGCGGCACGGTGCTTCTGAGCGTTGGCTACCTCTTCGGTCGACGCGCCCCCGCGCCTGAGACCGCCGCCCTCACCGCGACGAGCGCTGACGCCCACCAGGGTGCGGACGACCACGAGGAGCTCGAGGCCGCGCTGATCTGGTCCGGCAACCGCGGCGGGACCTCCCCGACGATCTACGCGATCCGTCGGGTAGAGGACGCCGTCGCCCGCGTGATCGTGCCTCACGAGCGCCTGCTGGTGGAGACGCGGTACGTCATCGAGATCGCCTACCAGCCTGGGCAGGTGTGGCCGTGAGGATGCCCGCCGGACAGGCCGAGAAGCTCAAGCAAGTCGCCGCGCGCGTCGCAGCCATCGCGCAGGACTGGGGACGCACCTACGACGTGGTGCTCGCGATGCCGGAGGTGCCGCGTCGCCCGTACCCGGTGCTCCGCAACCGCACGAAGCCCGCGGGCCCGCAGCCCACCAACACCGAAGTCCTGGGCTTCCTCGAGGCCGGTGGTCGTAACCTCCTCGCCGTCACGCCGATGGTGCGCTCGATGGCGGTCGCAGAGACCCTCGCCGCGCTGCGGCCCGACGTGATCCCCGGCCCGCAGGTGGTGAAGCTCGTGCTCGCGAACGCGTACCGCCGTGCGGTGCTCTACGTCGCTGAGACCGGCGCGGGGCTCAAGCCGAACACGCCCGAGTGGCGCGCCCGCAAGCAGCGCCTCGGTCTTTCGACGCGCCCCGGCCGCGCATCCTCGCAGCTACTCGCCGCGCTCAAGCGCAGCATGATCCGCATCGTCCCGAGGTGATGTCATGACGTGGTCCAACGTTCTAGCCGTCGAGTCCCGCACCCAGATCGGCGTGCAGTCCGCGATCCCCACCGCGCCCTCGACGTGGAAGGATCTCGTCCTCTCGGGCGAGGCGATCCCGTTCAAGGGCGCCAAGCGGAACATGATCGCCAACACCGACCAGCGCCGCTACCGCCGCCAGTACGTGGCGCCGGTCCCCGGTCTGAAGTCGGAGTCCCCGGTGGCGTTCGAGTGCCACGGGAAGCGCCTCTCGACGCGGCTGAACGCCAGCGCAACGCCCGTCGCGTTCGGCCATGCGGACGCGCTCTCCCACCAGATCCTGTACCGCGCGATCCTCGGCGGCGAGCTCACGCCAGCGGCGGGCACGACCGAGGCGGGCGCGGCGGGCTCTACGGCGACCGTGGTGCAGGTCACGAGCGCCGCGGTGTTCACCGTCGGCCAGATGGTCGGCATCGAGATCGGGAGCGACGGTGTCATTGAGTGGCGCCGCGTGGTCGCGCGCGACACGGCCGCGACGCCCGACACGATCACGGTGTTCCCCGCGCTCTCCGCGCTCCCCACAGCGAGCGGCGAGATCCGCAACGCGTACTGCTACTACCCCGCCGAGGGCGATACGCAGACGTACGCGATGCGTCACGGGCACGTGGAGTCGGGCACACCCGAGACGCACGAGTATCACCGCGGCATCACGGGCGGCGGGGAACTGACCCTCGACGTGGGCCAGGTGGTCAAGGTCGCCTTCAGCGGCACGAGCGTGGACCACGACGATCCGACGGACCTCTCAGGCAGCGGGCTCACCATGGCCAGCGTGGCGGATGACATGGGCGCCCCGCTGGTCTGGCAGCCGACGCTTCACCTGCACCTGACGACCACCGGGACCGCGCCCGGCCACGCGCAGATCGAGACGCTCAAGGTCACGATCCCCAGGACGTGGCAGGCCCTCCGAGGCTCGGGCGGCGCCCAGGGCGTGGCGGGGCTGGTCGAGACCGCTGGCCGCGCGGCGCCCATCATGATCGAGGTGAGCGGCTGGACGAACGCCCTCGGCGCCACCGCGTCGGCGTGGGCCTCGCTCACCAACGGCGACCTCGCGCACCTGATCGCGTACACCAGCGACGGCGCGACCACGGCGCAGCGGTTCCTGGGGCTGTGCGCGCCGCAGCTCCGGCTGGTCGAAGAACCCGTCAAGGAAGTCACTGGCGCGCTGCTCTTCGTGCGGATGAAGTTCCAGGTCGAGATGGACACGTCGATCACCGCGCTCCCGACGCCGGGAAGCACGGGCGAGCCGTCCATCGCTGGCCTCGTCGTCTTCCTCGGGTGACCACGTGGCGCAGAATCCCTCCCACCATCTCCCGGTCGCGTGCTGCGCGGCCCCCGGCGACGCTGGCTTCGACCTCTCGACGTCCGCTGGCGTCCGTGCCGTCGCGACGTACGAGCGCACGCGCGACCTGCGCGACCTCGGCGCGGTGCCTCGCGTCGGCCCGCTGACGCTGTTCGTCCTCGCCCCGCTCACCTCGGCGCAGCGGGCGCTGGTCGAGACCTTCCAGGGCGAGTCCGCGCGGCGGTACCACGCGCTGCGCTTCGGCCTGCGCAAGATCCTCCTCGGCGCCGAGGTCTCGCCCGAGGGGATCGTGAGCCACACCGAGGCGCGCGAGTGCCTCCCACCGCAGGGCTCCGAGCAGCTCTCGGCGGATGACCTCGACCGCGTGCAGGAGGAGTACGGCGCGGACGTGATCGATGAGCTCGGAGAGGTGGTGCGCCTCAGGGCGCGCCTCCCTTTGGACCGGGACCGGGCGCGACAGCGAGCGGCCTACGCGCTGCCGTGGCCCTTGACTACGGCGAGGTAGACGCCGTCAGGCGCCTCCTCCGAGGGTGCGGGTGTCACATGATGGCCGTCGCAGAGACCGAGAGCACGAGTCGCCAGGAGCGCGAGCAGCGGCTCGCGTTCGCCCGTGGTCTCTGTGCTCGCTGGCGCTGCGGCGATCGACCGGACGGCCCTCTCCCGCCAGACCTGGAGGCCCTCCAGTCGGCTGCGAGTGAGGTGCTCCGCATCGCGCCCTCGGGGCGCTGCTACCTTGCTGGCGCCTACCACCCGGACGACAGCGGGTGGACCCGCGAGGTCTTCGACGCGCTCGCCCTCGCAGGTGGCGAGCGCCTCCCGACCGCCGAGGAGATGGGGCGCCCTTTGACCGCCGTCGATCGCGACGGGGTGCTCGAGGTGCTCCGCGCTCGCGGTCGGATGCGTGCCCTCCAGGACGCGCAGTGGCGCCGCGAGAGGGAGCGTCCCCGTGAGTGAGCCCCGCACGACCCTGGTGGTCCTGGTCGACGTGCGCGGCCCTCGCACGCCCGACGTAGACCGGGCCATCGCGCGGTGGGTGGACGGCCAGCGCTGGCGCCCCCTCCTTGGGGCCGAGGGCGTCGAGGTGGGCGAGATCCGCGCGGCGTGGATCGAGAGGAGTACGGACGATGGCTGACGAGGTACAGCTCCCGCGGATCACCAGCGGCGTAGACCCGCAGGTGGTCGCCGTGCTCCAGCAGCTCGCCACACAGCTCGGCGCCGTCGCGCAGAACACCGACCGCACCGCGGACGCGGCCGAGGCCCAGGAGGGCGCGTTCGGTCGCATGGGCGAGAAGGTCAAGGCGGTCGTGGGCGACCTCCGCGGGATGGCAGAGACCGCAGCGTCCGTGCTTGGCGCGATCAGTGAACTCTCTGCGGAGCAAGGCCGTCTCGACGCGTCCTCCGAGCGCCTTGGGGTGAGCTTCCGCGCAGCGGCCAACGCCGCGGGTCGCTACGTCGACCAGCTCACGATCCAGCGCGCGGCCGAGAGTGCGGCGCAGACCGGACTCAGGCTCACGCAACAGGAACTCGACGCGCTCACGCGGCGCGCTGCGCAATACGCGCAGGCGACCGGGACCGAGATGACCCAGGCGGTCGAGCAGTTGACCGAGGCCGTGGTCAAGGGCGAGCAGGAGGGCTTGCAACGCTTCGGCGGCGCGCTCGCAGAGGTCGGTCGCCAGAGCGGCACCGCAGGCCAGCGACTCCAGGCCCTCGTGCAGGACGCCAACGCCACCGCGCGCGCGACCGACGACGCAAGCACAGCCTCCGCGCGCCTCGCCGGAGAGCTTCGCTCCATCGGGCGCGAGGCCGCTGGCGCGTTCACTACCACCCTCTCGGAGCGCATTCGCGGACTCGGCACCGACCTCGGGACCGTGGACGGTCACGCCGAGACGCTCACGGAGCACATGCGCTCCCTCGGCTCGATGGCGGCGGACTTCGCCCTCGTCCTGGGCGGCGGACTCGGCACCGTGATCGGTGGCATCGGCACGAGCGTCAACGCCCTGTCCAACGCGGTGATCCGCATCGGGGAGGCGTACCTGCGCCTCCAGACGCTCGACTTCCGCGGCGCCCTCTCGTCGGCCCGCGCTGCGATCAGCGAGACCGAGTCGCTCCGCTCGCTCACGGCCTTTACGCAGGCGTCGATGGACGCCACGCTCGCGGGAGCACGGGGTCTCGCCGCGGGCGGATCGCGTCCCGAGGGCGCGCCTCCTCCACGTCGCGCCTCGGGCGTGATGGAGTTCAGCACCCAGGACGTGGCGGACGCTGCGGCGCGAGACCGACGGCCAGGTGGGGGCGGCGCCTCGCGCAGCGCAGCGCAGCGCCAGCCGACGATCGACGACCTCATGGAGGGCGCCTTTCGTCGCGAGCAAGCGCTCGTTGGGCCTGCGGGTCTCGAGGTGCCGATCCCCGCGAACGACAACGCGGCGAACGACCTTACGGCCGACCGCAAGGTGGAAGACTCCATCAAGAACATGGAGCGCATCCGCACCGCCGCGACCGAGATGGCCGACGTCGGGCGCATGGCCTTCAGCTCGTTCGGCAGCGCCTTCACGAACGCAATGCTCGCGGTCGCGACGGGCCGCGCGAGCTTCGACGAGGCGATGCGCGCGATGCTCCAGTCGACGCTGGAGACCATCGCGCAACAGGCCGCGGTGGAGTCGCTCAAGAACCTCGCCATCGCCGCGGGGCTTCAGGCCACGACCTACGGCATCCCCAACCCGGGCTCGATCTCCGCGGGCACCGCCGCAGCGATCTGGGCTGCGGTCGCGGTCGCAGCGGGCGCGGGCGCGGCGGGCATGGCGGCGCTCGCTCCCTCGGGCGGTGGTGCAGCCGGTGGCGGCACGACGCCCGTACCGCAGCGCCCGACGCCTTCGGGGCGCGAGGCGAGCGCGAGCGGCGGACCCACCGTGGTCAACAACTACTACAACGCCCCGGTGATCGACGGCCGCAGCAGCACGCGCGCCGAGGTGGGGACCGAGATGCGCCGTGACTACCTGGATCGCGAGGCCCGCAGGACGCAGGGCGCACGGAGAGCATCATGATGTTCGCGATCAGCGCCATGGCGGCCACGACCTTCGCGTACGCAGGCGGTACCGTCTCGATCGAGACCAGCACCTCGGGCGGCGCCCTCACGGCCACTGTGCCCGCGGTCGCCGGGGCGCGCGTACACCTGGCGTCCTCCACGTCGGACCTGATCCGAGTCCTCGTCGCCGCGATGAACGCGGCGCCGGGGCTCCCCGGGGGCGTGACCTTCGCCGCGACCCTCGGCACCGACGGGCGCGTGACGATCACGTGCACGGGCGACACCTGGAAGAGCGCCGACCTGCACACGACGGCGGTCGGGCGCATCCTCGGCTGGTCGTCCAGCGCGTCGCCCTTCAGCGCGTCGCACACCGCGACGCTCCAGCCGATGCACGTCGCCTACGCCGTCTCGGTGGAGCTCTCGCACCGACGCTCGACGCGCCAGGGAGGGTACGCCACGACGCACGGCGGGCGCGTGTACGGCTGGGGCGCGTCGACGTACGCACACCGCCGAGAGCTTCGGCTGGCGTTCGTGCCGCGCTCGCCCTCGATCGCGACGGCGGTCGGCTCGCCCGCGACGCCACTGGAGCCCGCCGACGCGTACCGCGACAGCTACGGGAGCACCGCGACGGCGCGCGCGTGGTCGTGGCAGGACCTGGCAGCCGTCGCGCCCAACGCCGCCGTCGCCTGGACGGGAGAGTTCCAGGCGCTGCGCACGAGCACCACGGACGCGTACGACGTGGGCTACCTCGCCCCCGAGGCCCTCATGGAGCTGACGGACGAGC